GCTGCATCAATGGGTGCAGCGGCTTTTTCCATGCTGAAAGGGGATGCGTTCCTATGCTTGTATCGCTCGAAGAAATCAAAGGCTATTTGCGCATCGACTCGGATGCCGAAGACAGCCTACTCACATCCCTTGCAGATACGGCGGAGCAGCTTTCGCTGGCAATTTTGCGAGCCAAGTCGTGGAAGGAAGTCAAGAAGCAGGAAGCGGCACGGACGGCGGTTCTCTATGCCATTGCGTATCTCTATGAGCATCGTGAAGAGGCTGACCATCGAAAGCTCGCCTTGACGCTTCGGGCGTTGCTTTTCGGAGAGCGAAAGGAGAGTTTCTGATGTACGTCAACATTGGCGAACTGCGTCATCGCATCACGGTGCTGCGTCCGCGGGATGCGCCAGATGAAGCGGGCAATCTGGTTGAGCAGAGCCGTGAGCCGTACTGCACTTGCTGGGCAAAGGTTCTGCCGTTCGCAGCGAAAATCTCGGACGGCTATGCCGAGCAGGTCAAGGAAATTGAGTATCGCGTCGTTATGCGCTATCGGGAAGACATCCGAGATACGGACTTCATCGAGTGGAATGGCAAGATGCTTCAAATTAAAGCGCCGCCCTACGGCATGGACGGCAGGAAACGGTGGCTTGTCATCGAGTGCAGGGAGTTGGTGGAAGATGAGCCGTGACTTTGTTTCTACACGCGAACTTTTGAACCGCATGGGCAAGGGCACGATGGATGCGGCGAAAAAGGCTTTGGCAGAAGGCGCGGAAGCCGTCAAGACGGAAGCGAAGTGCCGCTGTCCCGTCTATCGGGGGCGAGACAAGTGCGTCGTGCCTGGGGCGCTCCAGGATTTCTCAGGCCGTATTATGATATGTTTAAACTGCCGCATAGCACGAGCGTCGTCACTGGCGGAGGGTATATAGACTGCGAAGGGGACTGGGGCTTCTATTTGGAAATTGACGCCTCCACAGACGGCGGATATGAAGGCAGGAAACCCGGCATGGAAATGACCAATACCGTGTATTATGTGGATGCCGAAGGGGCGCATCCGTTGTTCTATGAATATGCACGCTATAACAAAAACGGATTTCTGCGGAAGATAGAAAATTTTACGGGCGCGAGGGGGAAAAAGTTCCCGATTCACGACGGCTACTATTATATGTGGAACCGCTATGCGCCAGTGTCCGCCAATGTACTCAACCGTCCCGAGCGTATCATTCTGACTATTTTTACACCGGCAGGAAACAAAGTCGTCACTGGGTGCTTCCGTCTTGGCACGCGCTTTACGATTCTTCGCATCGGCGAAGGGGAGTATCTGCTCGGCGTGTATCATGTGACTATACAGAAGCTATGGGCGATTAGTCAAGGCTGGGATCAAAATCCTGAAGAACCCTATCCGCAGGAGTGGGTCGAAGTGCATCCTTTCGAGGATGGATTGTACCTATGCAAAGACGGCGTGATGAAAGATCTTATCGAAGGGTATTGCGACACGTTCCGCTTCCGTCGTGTGCGGGACGTAAAGACATGGGAAACGACGTTGAAAAATGCAATTCAAGGAGGCAAAAAATAATGGAAAACCTTATGAACCTTCGTTGGTGGTCGGCATGCATCGGCGTGCTTGTCGGCGAGTTTCTCGGCGACTTCGACCATCTGCTCTACGCACTGGTCGTATTCATCGCTGTAGATTACATCACGGGCGTCCTCTGCGCCGTGCTGGACAAGAACCTGTCGAGCGAGATCGGCTTTCAGGGCATCGTGCGGAAAGTCGCCATCTTCCTGCTCGTCGGCGTGGCAAACGTGCTCGACGTCCACATCATCGGCAGCGGCTGCGTCCTGCGTTCGGCGGTGATCTTCTTCTACCTGTCAAACGAGGGCATCTCGATTGTAGGACATGCAGCGAGAATGGGGCTTCCCGTACCGAAGAAGCTGCAGGAGGCCATGAAGGAGATACGGGAAAAACAGATGCTCGGATAAACAATGCCCGGTGGGGGGAAATCCTGCCGGGCTTATTTTTTTGCTTGGCGGTGGAAAATATCGCTTCTGATTTCCTTACCTAAGTGAAGGAGTCTTTCATATCGGAGGTATGGAAAATGACGGAACAGGAAAAATCAAAAATCCGCTCCCTGCGCACCAAGGGCTATGGATACAAGAAAATAGCCTTGGCGGTCGGCATATCCGCAAACACGGTGAAGTCCTTTTGCCGCAACAACGAGTTGACGGGCAATTCCTCATCTGCCGTGTGCCTTGCTTGCGGCAAGCCGCTGGTGCAGATGCCGAAGAGAAAACAGCGGAAGTTCTGCTCGGCAGAATGCCGGGAGAAGTGGTGGAACAAGAATCGTGACAAAGGCAATAAGTCTACGGGCGAAACCATCCGCTGCATCCATTGCGGCAAAGCGTTTTCTGCTTACGAGCGCGAGCATCGGAAATATTGCTCACACACCTGCTATGTGGCAGAGCGTTTTCAAGGCGGTGATGCAAATGCGTAAAGAGCAGTATCGTGCGGACATGCTCTACCAAGTATCGCTCTCCGTGGCAAAGACCATGCGGGAGCAAGGCCTCATCACGGCGGATGAATATGACGAAATGGATGCCATGCTCCTTGAAAAATACCAGCCGTATCTTGGGCGGCTTATCTCGGAAAATGCTTGATAAATCTACGGTTTAGAGCCATATATAGTCGGGGGAGGGAGTTTGATACAATGACGGATGTAAAAAGAATCGAACCCACCGTTACTGCTCTAAAGCCGAGGAAACGTGTGGCGGCGTATGCCCGCATCTCGATGGAATCGAACAGGCTGAACCACTCGCTTTCGGCGCAGGTCAGCTACTTCAGCGAACGTATCCAAAAGAATCCCGAATGGATCTATGTCGGCGTTTATGCCGACAGCGGCATCTCCGGCGGCGACATCCGGCGCAGGGCAGAATTTCAGCGTCTGCTCGATGACTGCGATGCCGGGAAAATCGACATCGTTCTCTGCAAGAGCATCTCAAGATTTGCCAGAAACACGGTGGATCTTCTGGAAACCGTGCGCCACCTGAAGGGCATCGACGTAGAAGTACGGTTTGAAAAAGAAAATATCAGTTCTTTCTCGACCGATGGCGAGCTTTTGCTCAGCATTCTGGCAGGCTTTTCGGAAGAAGAAAGCCGCAGCCAATCCGAAAATGCCAAATGGGCGATACAGAAACGCTTTGCCAAAGGAAAGCAATGGCACACTGCAGCCTATGGCTATCGCTGGAATGGAGAAACCTTCGTCATCTGCGAGGAAGAAGCGAAAGCCATCCGAGTGATTTTCGACAATTTCCTAAAAGGCGTTGCGCTCAGGCGCACAGCCGGATGGCTCAAGGAAAACGGTCACGCCTGCTCGATACCGTTCATCCGATACGTTTTGGAGAATCCCGTTTACGTCGGCGATGTCATTCTGCAACGGTATTTCACGGAAAACTCTCGGACGCATAAAATCATCAAGAACACCGGGCAGCTGCCAAGATACCTCGTCACCGACAATCATGCGCCAATCATTCGCCGAGAGACATTCGAGAAGGTGCAGAAAAAAATCAAGGAAAGCTACGAATTCAATCCTGCGGCGCATCGCATCGTAAAACCGAGCTGTTTTTCAGCCAAGGTCATTTGCGGCAAATGCGGTCGGAACTTTATCAAAGGCTTGGCAAAGTCGAATCGACATGACGGCTTGCAGGAACATTGGTATTGCTTCGGCAAACTTCGCAAGAAAAATTGTGATGCCAGAAATATTAGCGGTCACAGGCTTCGCTTGGCTTGTTGTGAGGTTCTTGAGTTGGACGATTTCGACGAGAATACTTTCGCTCGAACCGTCGAGAAAATCAGCACCACCGATACGGACGTGTTGGAATTCCATTTTTACGATGGCACGATAAAGACCGCCCGCATCCACTATTTCAGTCAGGAAGAGAAGAAATATACCGACCCGCACAGAAAGCCTTTCGGCTACACATGGAGCAAGAACGGCTATGTGATTGTTCCCGAAGAGGCGGAAGCCGTGAAGCTGATGTATCAATACTACGCCGAAGGTTGGAAGATTGCGGACATATCAAGAAAATTGGAGGCAATGGGCTATAAGAGCGTTCGCGGCAAGATTTCCCGCCGTGTGGTCACTTCATCCCTCGACAGCGATTTTTACATCGGACATCGAACCGTCAAGGGACAGTTTACGGCAAGCGGTGCAGATGAATGGATAGAAAATGACCACGCGCCGATTGTCAGCAAGGAACTGTTTGATACCGTCCAAAAACGACGAGCGGTCGAACTGAAAAAGCAGGAACGGCGCATTGCCACAAGGAGGCGAATGGACGATGAGAAGCGTAACGGTCATCCCCGCCAGCGTCAATAAATTCTCGGCGCAGCCCTTATCTGCCAAGGAAAAGCGCAAAGTAGCAGCATACGCGAGAGTTTCCACAGATGAAGAAGAACAGCAGACCAGCTATGCCGCCCAATGCGATTATTACGAGAAGTACATCAAGAGCCGTGCGGATTGGGCGTTCGTCAAGGTGTATGCCGATGAAGGAATCAGCGGCTGCAACACGCAGAAGCGAGAGGCGTTCAAGGCGATGGTGCAGGATGCCTTGGATGGCAAAATCCAACTGATTCTCACGAAATCGGTGAGCCGTTTCGCGAGAAACACCGTGGACAGCCTCACGACGATACGAAAACTGAAAGAACATGGCGTGGAGGTCTGGTTTGAAAAAGAGAACCTGAAAACATTCGATCCGAAAGTGGAAATGATTTTGACTATTTTGGCGAGCCTCAGTCAGGAAGAATCGCGATCCATTTCAGAAAATGTGAACTGGGGCATCCGAAAGAAAATGGCGGACGGGAAATTCACCCTCTGCTACAGCCATTTCCTCGGCTACGATAAAGGAGAGGATGGAACGCTTGTCATCAATGAGAGCGAGGCAAAGGTGATTCGCAGAATTTACGCGCTTTACATCAAAGGGATGTCCCCTTACGGCATCGCGAAAGTGCTGACCGAGGAAGGAATCAAAACGCCTGGTGGGAAAACACGATGGAGCGACAGCACCGTCAAAAGCATCCTTCGCAATGAGAAATACTGTGGGCGGGCACTGCTTCAAAAGACATTCACCCCGGATTTTCTAACCAAGAAAACTGTCAGAAACACCGGGCAAGTTCCCAGCTACTTCGTGGAACATAGTCATGCGCCAATCATCGAACCCGATGTTTATGACATGGTGCAGCGGATGATGGAAGGACGCAAGAGAGGAAGGAACAGGATGAGTTTCGTCAGCATTTTCTCAAGCAAGCTCAAATGCGGCGACTGCGGCTCTTGGTATGGCTCGAAAACGTGGCACTCCACGGACAAGTACAAGAAGGTCATCTGGCAATGCAATCACAAGTTCCATGGCAAGAAATGCAGCACGCCGCATCTCTCTGAAGGCGAGATCAAGGAGATCTTCGTCAAGGCGGCCAACATGCTGATTGCTGAAAAATCAGAGATTATCTCCGCCTATGAAATGATGAAGGAAAAGCTGTTCGCCACTGCGGCTCTTGAGGAGAAGAGAAAGGAACTGGAAAACGAACTAAATGTCACGGCAAAATTAGTGGAAGACTGTATCAAAGAAAACGCCCGCATCGCTCAAGACCAGACGGAGTACGAAGAACGATATCAGAACCTCGTAGCGAGGTACGAAAAAGCAAAGAAGCGGTATGATGAAACCATCGAGCAAATCAGCGACCGAACGGCGCGGGGCGAACAAGTTTCCATATTCCTGCGGAAATTGAGCGGTCTGGATTTGATTGCCGAGTTCGATGATGACCTCTGGCTCTCCATGGTGGATTTCATCGCCGTGCATGATAAGGAAAACGTGACCGTCACCTTCAAGGACGGCAGCGAGATAAAACTGGACAGATAGACGATGAGCGGGAATCGGTGAGAGAAGCCGACTCCCGCTTTTTTTATTTTGACACCCTGAAAAATGTCAGAGTACAGGAAAAATGTAAGGGTTCAAAGGAAAAATGTCAGCGTATCAAAGTAACCGTGCAGGGGGAACTCCTCATCACGATAATGTCCAGCCTAGCGCAGGAGGAGAGCCGCAGCATTTCGGAGAACACGACATGGGGCAAGCGGAAGCAGTTCGCTGAGGGCAAGACCAGTGTGGGATACAGTGCATTTCTCGGCTATGACAAGGACTTCAAAATCAACGAGGAACAGGCGAAAGTGGTGAAGCTCATCTACAAACTCTTCCTTGGCGGGCGATCCTTCTACGCCATCATCAAGGAGTTAGAGAAGCGGGGAATCAAATCCCCGTCGGGAAAGGACAAGTGGTACATCTCCACAGTGCGCTCCATCCTTACAAATGAGAAGTATCGTGGCGATGCACTGATCCAGAAAGAGTATATGGCGGACTTGACGGAAGAATACGGGCGAGATTCCGCAGTATTATGTGGAGGAGCATCATGAGGCGATTATTCCACCAGATTTGTTCGACTTTGTGCAGGCAGAAATCAAGGCGAGGGAAAAGGTGGCAAGCACAGCGGTGTGAGTATCTTTGCAAACAAAATCAAATGCGGCTGCTGCGGTGGTTTTTACGGGGCGAAGGTATGGCATTCGACGGATAAGTACCGCAGAGTCATCTACCGTTGCAACAAGAAATATGCCAAGAAGGGCAAGCCGTGCAGCATAAGGTATCTGACGGAGGAGGAAATCAAACAGATTTTCGTCAAGGCTCTAAATTCCTTGGTGGAAGTCAAAGAGAACGTGATTACGGAACTTCGATGCCTGATTGACAGCGTTTGCCAAACGGAGGAACTGATAGAGGAGCGCGGTAGGGTAGAGCAAGAACTTCGTGTTTTAGCAGAACGTCTTGAAACACTGATTCGCGAGAATGCACGGGTGGCACAGGATCAGACGGCATATCTGAAACAGGAAAATGAGATTCGCGCACGCTATCTGGAAAAGCAGGGGGATTTGGCAAAGTTGGACGAGCAAATTGCCGAGAGGGAGCGCAAGAGAAACACCTTGGAGGGCATGATTCAAGTGGTATGTGGTATCGACGGGAAGCTAGTTGAGTTCGATGAGGAGCTATGGGGCGGGCTGCTTGATTACATCTGTGTTAGGGAGAATGGTGCGGTAGTCGTTATTTTCAAGGGTGGGATTGAGATTGGCATTGAGGGATGAAGATATAATTTCCAGAGATCACCTTTCACGCAAAAGATTCCATCTACCAGAAGCAGCCTAGTTACAGACGCAGAAAAAAGGACGACCTTTCAGCCGTCCTAAGAAAGATGCTCTTCAATCATCGGTATGGGGAAACAACACTCAAATCTCGACCGTCTCGCTGTGCTCCATATCCACAGTAACCGTTGCGGTGGGGAATGCGATCTCGTAGACGATGAGTGCGTCGCCGACCGCAGCAATTGTTTCGTCGTAGCATGGAATCTTTGCCGTGAATGTATCGGCGAGGTCGAAGATACTGCGCGTGCTCTTCGCGGCAGTGCCGACGGCACGGACGTGTGCTGTTCCTCCATCATGAGGGATCGTGGTGAACGAAACTGTGTGGTTTGCGTCGATTTCACCAACCTTTGCATTGTCCGGAAAGGTTGCGAAGTAGACGAGCTTTTTCTCCTCTGCATAGACAAAATTCACAATGCACACATGGGGCGTATTGTCCACTGATGTAGCAAGTGCGAGGTCTTGATGTGCTGCCATCAGGCGCAGAAATTCGTTACTCATGTTCATGTTCATATCCGTACGCCTTTTCTTTGTGGAATAGTTATAGTATAGTATAAAAAGGTGTCAATTTGCGGCACTTTTATGGAGGATGTATATGAATAAATCCGAGCGTCTGAACGATATGATACGTTATCTTTCGGGAAAGAACTCTTTTCAACTGCGCGATCTGATGGAGCGATACAGTATTTCGCGCAGCTCCGCTCTGCGCGATGTGCGTGCACTTGAGGAGTTGGGACTGCCAATTTTTACACGCGCAGGACGCGGCGGATCATATGGGATCTTACCGAATCGTCTACTTATGCCGATCCTTTTTACAGTAGATGAAATATATGCGCTCTACGTTGCAATGCGTACGCTCGACTCATATCAGACTACACCGTTTCATCTGGATGTGGCGCGTCTGCGGGAGAAATTTGAGGAGTGCGCCCCTCTTCACAGAGCTTCCCTGCATCGTATCGCGGATATTTTACGCCTTGATGTGACGAAGCACGCGAATGAGAGCACGTGTCTGCGCGAGATTTTACAGTTTGCGGTGCAAGAGCAGCCTTGCGTGATTCAATACCAAAAGAAAGAACTGCGCCGCTATACAGTACAGTTCTTTGAGATTCGCGCAGCGTATGGGCAGTGGTATGGAACGGCACACGATTTTGAGATGGGGCAGGCGCGTGTCTTTCGGTGTGATCGAATCACTTCCGTGGAGGCGTGTACGGATGCAACGGGGATGCCTCTTTCAGCATTTGCTCGTCCTGCAGAGGATCTCTATTGCCGTGCAGATGCACTCTCCTTTGTTGTCAAAATTACAGCAAAAGGACGAGATTTTTTTTATAAAGAACACTATCCATCCATGCGACTTGTGGAGGAGAACGGGCGGTACTATATCCATGGATTTTATAATGTGGGCGAGGAGACATTCATTGCAGACTATTTCATCCACTATGGAGATGCGGTGTGTGTGGTTGAGCCTATGGCACTCAGAGCGGCGATCCGCACACGGCTGCGTACATTGACGGCACATTATAAGGAGAGGGCTTAATTACTCATCGACTACATTTTGATTATGTGCAGAACCTCCCGCATAGGGAAACTGTGGCAGGCACAAACGAAATGCGAAGGTCTCGCGATCAACGATACCGATTGTCTGGTCGCTATCGTATAGGGCGAGAAGGAACTCTGCCATTTGGCTGCTTGTGTGATAGGTGCCGAACGCCTTGTCATAGTCATAGGCGGCGTTGTTGTTCGCGACTGTGCCGAACTCGGTCTGCGTTGCAGCGGGGGCAAGGAGCTTTGCACGGAGCTTCGCGCCGCGTGCTATGAGTTCATGTGCTAGTCCCTCGGTGAATGCACTGACATAGAATTTTGTCGCGCAGTAGGTGACAGCAGTTGGGACAATGGTGTAGCCGCCGACGGAGGAAATGTTGATCAGCTGCGTATCTTCTATCTCAGCGAAGTCTCGTACAAAGAGTGTGGAAAAGATGGTCAGTGCCTCGATGTTCAGATGGAGCATTTGTCGCATTTTGCCGAGGTCAGATGCACCGACTGCGCTATAGCTTCCAAAGCCCGCATTGTTAATCCACGTCCGGATCGGCAACTCTTTCACTGCATCATAGACTTGCGTGATGTTTTCGCCAAGGCAGAGATCGGCAGTCTTGACGATGATGTCAAGTGTCGGATGTGTGGCAAGAAGTTCTTTCCTTAGAGCATTTAGTCGTTCTGTGCGTCGCGCAATAAGGATGAGGTTGTGTCCACGCATGGCGAATGCCTTTGCTGTTGCAGCTCCGATACCTGAGCTTGCCCCTGTGATGACAGTGTATCGGTTGTTTTGTTTGGTCATGATGAGAGAAATCCTCCTCGTATAATGTGTTTTGTAAGCAAGACAACATTGCTTTGCTTACGGAAAACCTTCTTTTGGTGCTACTTTATAATGTAGAGTATACTCTATGTCAAGGAGGAGATTTTATGGAATATAGCATTGGTGAATTCTCCCGGAAAACGGGTCTTGGCATTCATACACTGCGCTACTATGAACATGAGGGACTGATCTTGCCGGAGCGTACGACGGCGAATCGGCGGCGGTACTCTGAACGTGATGTTGCGTGGGCAGCATTCATCCTGCGACTCAAGGAGACGGGGATGCCGATTCGGGAGATTCGGCGTTATGCCGCACTGCGGTCAGAGGGTGATGATACCCTATCGGCGCGGATGGAAATGCTCACAGCGCATCGTGCTAATCTTGCGGCAGAGATGGAGAAACTGCACGCACATATGGAGGCGCTTGATGATAAGATCGTATTTTATCGTGTGGAAATTGCGGAGCGTGGTAAAGAATGATTTGATGCGGAGTGATCTGTATCAGATAATCTGCACAGGAAAAGCGTTGCAGTGATACTCGCTTAACGATGAACAAGGTGAAAGGGTAAACTAAAACTAACCGATCGGCCTGCCTCCCTTCAGGCTTGACTTCTTGGCATTTTACACTAAATCACGGGCAGCAAGCAGGATTAAATCTCATCAATGGAGAAAAATAACAAACAAAAGAAACACCATTCCAATCAAAAAGAGGTGCAGCCTTGTGTTTGCTAAATCGTATGGTGCGGTGACTTTCGGGGTCGATGGGAGGCTCATCGATGTCGAGGTCGATGTTTCTTATGGATTTCCTGCTTTCGACATCGTCGGGCTGATACGGCGGTGAAGGAGTCGCG